CTTGAGGAGCGAAGGTAATTTCTAAAGATAATTGATTATCAAGGAGGTATAAAGGTATCATTACATTACCTAAAAATTCTGGGAATAAATCTTCTAATGAAAAAATTGCGTGGAATGTTGTTGCTGTTGTATTCTGGATAGCGTAACGAGGATTTACATTTAAACCAGCATAACCAATAGCACCATCAGGATTTATCATAGAATAAACATCATCACCTCTAAAATATCTGGAGTTCATAAGTGTAACCTTACCAGTATCTACATCAGCAAAATTATCACCAATAGCAGTATCTTGATATTGTTTATCAGTATCATTTCTAAAGGCGAAACTGCTACCTACTTTAACTGCTTCTACTTTATTGCGGAAGTTTTGTGGTCTAAACATTCTTTTCATCGCATTATATTGTCCTACTTCGTCGGTCTGTGCTATATCATTACCTTGATATTTTAAAGTTGCGGTTCTGATAAGTCCAAAAGCACCAGCACTTAAATAAAACTGATTCTCACTTAATAATTGAGTATTAACACATTTAACAGGCACAATAATTCGTGTATGTTTATCTAAAATACCTGTATTGTTAAACAAAAAAGTTGCGTGTGTATCACTAATATTTTGTGGTTCTAAAATAGTTGTATCTATTCTAATATCTTGAGGAGTATTTGTAGGTTTAACTGAAAGTATATCCGCCATTTTTATATATATTATTATACAATATTATTTTATTATTTTTTTAAATTTTAAAATAATATTAATTGTTTTTTTCTATAATAAGTTTTACAATTATGTTACTATAACTCCTGCTGGAGATGCTACTAATTGATGTGTTCCTAAAACAAAACTATAAACCATCTCATTTTGTTGAGTTGATAATTTACTCTTAACTCGTTGAGCGTAGGAGGCATTATCGTAATTCATACCTTTATTGCTGTTAGTTCTATCAATTCTTACACCAAATCCATAAATACCCTGTCCTTCTGCGTCCATTCGTCCTTGTAAAACATTAGCAGGTGTGGCGGTGTTTTGTCGCTGGTCGCCAAATAAAACAAAGGAGGTTTGCTTAGCATCGTTAGCAAGTCCAGCATTTTCACTAGCAAGACATATTAAACTATGTCTAATCTTGCTAAAAGGTATTACAGCGTCCAACCAACTTCGTATGCGTAATGTATCTATAGGCATATAATCAATTGCTTGAGCGGTATATTTTAATTGCTCCACAATATCACGCTCTTCTATCTGATATTCTAGCGGATATTTAGCACCTGCTCTATTAAATGTTAAATCTTCTATAAATTCTTTATGATTAGTTGCTCCAGCAACTTCCTTAAGAATAGGAGGAGTAGCGTAACTATCTCTAGCATAATTATTCAGATGTGATGAATTAATAATATTATTCCAGATTGTAAGAGCATTACTTTCTGCTAAATTAAAGTTGGTGGTTTCATCGTTAGTTTGTAGTAAACTATTAATAGATTGATAAGCAGAGTAGGTAATAGGAACTTTTTGTGGAGCAAGTGGTTTAGATGCTACCTTGTATCTTCCTGTTAATGATAAATCATAAAGCATATAATAAGCACCTCCATCAGCACTCGCTTGTCCTCCAAATAAAACATTCTGGTCGCTATTAAGGCGTAATTCTAGCAACAATCCTCCTACATTTCCTAAAGGTAAATCTGCTCCTGTCTGGAGTAATCCTGTGCGGATAGGCATAGAGCAAAAAATATCGGCATTAGCAAGATATTGACTACCCATATTTTTAGCAGTTGCTCCATTAGTAAAATTCATATATGAGGAGTAATCGTCCATACCTCTTGTTAAAGGTAATACTGATGCTTCCTTGCGTGGATAGTTGCGGACTTGTTCCATAACTGAATTATTTAAGTTAGATAATGTAATACTATCTAGGATACTTGCTCCTCCTACACGGCAATTATACAAGATTTCGTGAGGTGTTGTGTTTACTGATGGTGTCCCTGCTCCTATATCTGTAAGTTCATTTCCGTTATTAGGTCGTCCTTGTCCGTCGTCGTCTGGGTCTGTGTTAAATGGTGTGCTTCCACTAACAATTCTCATTCGGTAATTTAATCTTAATGTGCTAGTATCTAGCAATAATGAGGGGTTCGCCTCAAATCTAAAACTTATTGCTCCTCCGCCCTGTCTAAATGAATAAACCTCCTTCTTATTGGTAGGTGTAATATCAAAATACTGAATTCCTGTAATACTCGCCATTTTTATATATATTATATATAAATATTTAATTTAATTTTATTTTATTTTTAAATTAAATATTGATATTTTCTATAGTAATTATTGCTCTACCATTACACCTGCGGAGGAGGTTGTAATTCTCTTAAGGCAACATACAAAATTGTTCCATAATAAATTTTTAGTTTGTGCTGTGTATTCTATGTTTAATCTAACTTCACCTGCTAAATCCTGTGCGTTAAATGTGTGTCCGTATCTGCTTAATGCTCGTCCTATAGCAAAGCAAAAGTTAGAGCGGTCTAGGTTTTCTACAGCAATTCCGCAGTTATTAAGTGCGTCTTCTAATTCTTTGGAGTGGATAGGTTCGTTGCGTCCATATGATTGAGTTGCTCGGTCTTCCTCCACTATTCTTGCTAATTCTACATTTCTATTAGGCACACGGAGATTAGATATAACAAAATGGTAATTTAATGGAGTTTCTACAGGAGGTCTTAAACCATCAGCATATATGGGTCTTTTTGCTAAATCTTCTGGAACACATAGTATACTATATGCTCGTCGCTCATTCATCGGTATGTATAATGATGATTTAGTTACTCCTGCGTTTTGATTAACTTTGTAATTATTAAATGATTTAATATCCATAGATACTCCTTGTGATGAGTTAGATTTATTCAGAACAGCAGATACATAATCAGGAGAAGTCTGGAGAACACCTACAACCATCTGAACTTCACTTATAGTAAAGTCGTAAGTTTGTGACGGAACGGCAATTAATACTGCTCCATCTACTACACAACCACCAGCAGTATCAGCATTTACAGCACCACCACCACCAGCACAGGCAATTGTAACACAATCAGCACCACCAACACCAGCACCAATAGTAAAATTACTAATGCGTCCTGTGGATTGATTTAAAGTAGCATTCGCCGTGCTACCTACTCGTAATCGTTGATTAAAGAAATATGGGAGGTATTCATTAACAAATTGTAATCCGCCTCCATTTACATCTTGCTGTCCTGTAGCATCACAAGGGATACCCATATTTGTTATAGCATTAGCAAATGCTCCTGTATTGTAGTCATATCTTTTAGTTTGTCCTCCTCCGTCCGCACCATTAGCATTTTTTAAAATAATTGGAGTCATAGCAGCACCATTAGCAATAGCAGTATTATTACCATTTTGTCCTGATTTGTTCCCATTAGTCGCTACATCTTCACTATCTACAAATGCTTCGTGGTATAATAAACTATCATTATATTTTCCGTCACCTGCTTTACCAGTAGCAAATTGTATCACCTTATTCATATCACTTTCTAAAAGAATTCTTATCTCTAAACCTCCTAGAGCAACAACAGGTAAGGAGCGGTTATACGCTTTAGGAGATAATAAACCAGATAATTTTAATGGTAAGCAAACTTCTACCTCCTTATATCCTGCTATTTCGTGTCCGTTTCCTGCTCCTGTATCTGTAATGACTTCGTAAAATGGATTTCTTAATTTTTCTTTATTACTTATAGCACCTTCGGTTAGTGCTTTAATATTTTTATCATTTTCACTATCTCCGTAATATGCTTGTAAGTAGGCAAGTAACGCATAATTATCAATCTGTTCCAGTAAGGTATTATCTTTCATAGCATAAATACTTAATGTTTTAATCAATCCAGCACCACCTACTTGGGAGTTAAGAATCATAGGCATTCTAGCATCAACATCGGCATCACTATGGGATAATAATACCTTAAATCTTAAATAAGTATCTCTAGCACTTACTACAGGGCAGGAGGTTGCTGGGATTTTAATTCTAATTTCTTGACCTTTGGTATAATTACTGCGTTTTTCATCAAATACAATTACGGATTTTGCTACAAACTTATCGCTCATTTCTATATATATAATAAAGATAATATTTTAATTTTAATTATTATTTTTATTAAATTTAAATTAAGTATAAAGGGGGCAGGTGCGGATATTAAGTAATACTCTATAAGTAAAATACTTTTTCATCGCCTCGCCCCCTTTTATCTTAAGTTTTGTAAATTTGCGTGGTTAGATGTCGGCATAACATATCTTCCAGCAACATTCGCCTGAAAATTTTGTGCGTGTTTCATTTCGTCTTGTGCGTGGTTAAATCCGCTCCTTAATTCTTGTATAAATCCTACGCCACCTCCTACTAAACCT